ACGCAACTGTCGATAAACGACAATTCCGTAAAGTCAAAGACTTCAGATTCCGTTTAGGTGGTTCAACGGAAAGCACCTCCATGGAAAACTTCAAGAGTGTTAAATGGTGGTGGCCAATGAAAGGTCGCTCCATTAAGTTCGAGGGATTTAGTGAAGGGTCAGAAAGTCAAACATGGGATCCATTCTTTATGGTGTATGTGACAAATGAAACAGGTGCTACTATCGCAGGCACACTGTGTAATTTTAGTTATCGCACGATCTTCTATTTCAAAGATCCGTAAGCGACAAAGGCTCGCTACGCTCGCACCTCTTCGCCTTCGGCTCAGAAGGTGTTTTATTTATAATCACCTTATATAATGCATTGGTTGATTGCTTTCAATTATGTGGTGTTGATTGGGGCCACATGGTCGTATCCACTCCGCCCACCCGGATGGGCTCGCTACGCTCGTTTATCCGGGTAGGCCCGTTGCGGACCGACCATGGGGTCCTTAATTGCATATAATCGTGTCCTATTATATTTATTCCATATCGATAACGTTGTAACGATCAAAAGTCATCTTTTCCATATCAGGTGACTCGTTACTGAATACAACAACGTGACACTTGTTGTTAAGTATCTTCATCTGCGATTCATACTTCGGAGAGAAGACCAGACGGTCTTTAAGTTGTTCAAGAATCCCATAAGATAGAAATTCCATGGATCCACGTGGAATGTTGATCAGAAAGATACTCTTATCAACATCAATAGTGTGTGCCATGTCATCACGTTTGGCGGGAGAAAGAGCTTGAACCTTAGATGGGTACTTCGTAAGCATATAACGAATGAACCAAGACTTGCCCTTACCTCCTTCCTTATCGACGTAGAAGTCTACAGTTCGGTCGTCAGGACTGTCGTCGGTGAGGTGCTCTTCGAGATCTCCCTGCCAGGAATGGGGCTCGACGGAGGGGAGGTCGACAATGGCCGGAGCAGGGGCACGGGCAGTGAGGACGTCCAAAACGTTGCGGTGTCGGAGAAGGATCCAGACGTGGTCGGTGACAGCAATCTCCTGTTTCGTCGGTGTACGATGGTTGGTTGCCCAAAATTCGTCGGCCCATTTGAAAAAGGCGTCTGTCTTCGTAACGCCAGTTGAGCCGGGAGAGGTGGGGCACGTTCCAAGTTCGATGAAGTCGCCATCCTTCTTGCAATAGGCTGCGGCCTGGAAGGCAGTGCCTCTGCAGCGCTCCAAATGAGGTCGCTGTCCGAAGATTTGCTTGACAGCTCCGAGTCGCTTTCGTCGTGGGAAAGAGATAAAACCCTGGAGATGAGGAGTTCCAGTCTCTGGAGCCGTCTCTCGACCGAAGACAAGGTATGTGCATTTGCCATCGGTCCAGAGTGACGAGAGGAAGGATTCGTCATCCTCTGTAGGGTTGTTCAGGGTGAAACACCAGTTGACAGACTGTGCAGTCATGTTGGGAAAGTGAGCAGAGAGTAGAGAGTAGAGCGGTGTGGGTAATACTAGACCACACCGCTCGGAGTTGAATCGTGACACTATTAAAAATGAGTGCCACAAGATTCAAATTAGGTCTTGAGAAGACGTTGTACGATACTCAAGAAGGGTTACGTGCCGTTGGATCTGACTTAGGTGCGTGGGGTGTCATAAGAAAACCCAAACGAGCACAGTGGAGTGTCATTGATTCATTCATAGACACTGATCCCGCAGCAAAGAGACAGCGAACCGACATGAGACGCCGACCAGTAGCGAGACGCATGATGCGTACAAGGATGCGCAGACCAGTGACCCGGAGAAGGCTCCGTTTCAAGAGGAAGCGCACCTCCTTCAAGAAGAGAGTTCAAGCAGTGACATTGAGTCTTGCTGAGTCCAAGAAACATCAGACAAGAGCAACGCTTGCTGCCATACAAGATGCCTTACCAGCGGTGTATCCGCTAACAGCGGTTCCAGAAGCCTCTGCACTTACGACTCTTACGAATCATAAGAATCAGAGAATCGGGACTGAAATCAAGGCCACCGGATGTCGAATTGAATTACATTTTCAGAATGCTCTCGCATCAACTGCAATTTGGATTCGAGTTATTGCCGGCTATAAAAAGTATAATAGACTTGCCGCCAACAAGGATGATATATTCGTTAATCCATTAACGGATGTGAATGAAGAACTGACTACGTCACTTGCTTATCCAGACATCATAAACGCAACTGTCGATAAACGACAATTCCGTAAAGTCAAAGACTTCAGATTCCGTTT